GCATCCTCAACCGGCGTAATGTTTTTCTCTATGCAAAATTTCAGATCAACAAATCTTTATAAGGGAATGTACATTAATGATTATTGGAGTACGAATTAGTTTTGACAATAAGTTAGAGAAAACAAAATAATCTGAAAAATCACACAGTTGTTGGGAAAATTCCTTAAGTCCCATTCTGGATAATGTCGGTTATTTCGGTGTAATCCGTCATTGAGAGAAATTTTTCCGAACTAATTTGAGACCTTTTTTCTGACCAATCTGCAATTCTGGTCTGCGGCTTAAAGCCATTAATTTTTAGTTAAATATCGGTCCTATTCCGTAAATTCGACCATGACGTAATACACTGATTTTTAAATTAATTATTTAATGCTTATTTTAGGAGATTTAACGCTAACGTATTAGTGTTTATGCATTTGGCGTAGAATTTAAAATCCCTCGGCTTATGGCTGTGCGGGTTCAAGTCCCGCCCCGGGCACCATGGAAAATATTCTAAGTAAAACAAAGTAGTACGAGTATGTCGTTAACCGCCGAGAGGCGGTTTTTTTGTGTCTGGGAAAGCGGAAAAACTGGAAAGTGGCGACAGAATGGCGGCACCTTGGCGACGAAGATTTTTTGAGCAAGATAGTTTTAGTGAGTTCTAGGCGAAAAAAAACCCGCAAAAGCGGGATGAGCGTCGGGTAAATAAATTTATTTCCAGCCGTCAGAACATGACCACCTGGCCGCCGGTTTGTGGGTGGGGCATCACCGGGTTAATCTCGCCCGGCTTCGATATGGAACGCATGAAACTTTCCATCGTTACGAATGTATGGCCACAATTCACATTGGTGCACTGGTGATAGCGCTCTTTGGTTTCGGTGGTTACCTGGCTACTGCTGCGGGTGTGTGCTGCCTGATGGCATAAAGGGCAATTGAACATGATAGCGAGTCCGTTATCATCCCGACTGTGGTCGGTATTAATGATAATTATGCGTTATTATTGATTAAAAATCATCATTCCATATCCAAATCATCTATTTTCACCTCTAATTCCAGCGCGGTAGTAAAACCGCTGTCACTCACGGAATGGGTCACCGTGACCAGCGTCCAATCTGCTTCATCAATCTGTTTTTTGAATCCAGTAACTTTAACCGGCACTTCGGGATAGAGATCTGCGCGACCTTTAGCAAGCTGGATAGAAAACTTAGCCACCCCTCTCTGTATCCGTTCCCAGTTTGATTTTGCCGCCCGCTGTGCATTGTTTTTACTGGCGTAAGTGGTGCGTAAGATCAGCACATTCTCATCAGTACCGATCAGATATTCGCCCTGTTTCTCTTCGGGCTCTTTGGGTTTGGCGGCAGTGGTCGCCTTACGTTTGCGTTTTCGCTTGACCTTAACCACGGGCTTTTCAGTGGTGCGAGTATTCAGCCAGTTGGCGACAACGCCGGTATAAGCGCCCCGGTCAGCCATACTAAACTGATGGCCGTCGCCCAGACCACGAATAATAGTCATGGCCGGAATGGGTTTACCGCTGGCGGTTTTAGCTTGACCCTGACGAATAAATAACAGATTGCCATTTTTCACAGCGGCAATAGCGCCATATTGTTTCGCCAGTCGGGTAATAAAATTACCGTCTGATTCGTTGGTCTGGTCAATATGATCAACGGCTAAATCTGACATGGTTTTATTTAATGTTGGGGCGAGTTTATTTCGCTCGGCAACGGTTTTAATTATCCCGCCAATAGTGGTCTTATGGTAAGACTGATCCCGGCGAATATTGAGCGTTTCACGAAAATCCGCACTGCGCGCGCGAACAGTCAGCTTATCCGGCGCGCCACTGTGTTCTATTTCATCTACGGTAAATGTACCTTTATCGATCAGCGCTGCGCCTTTCCAGCCGAGTGATACCGCTATTTTTGCGCCACGGCGCGGTAACTCTACTTTACCGTCCGCGTCATCAAACTCAATATCTAATTGATCGGCTTCAAAGCCCCGGTTATCAGTTAACGTCAATGACATTAGGCGCTTTTTAATGCCACCCGTTTTATCTATGCCATCCACTGAAATAGAATAATCGGGTTCGTTATGCCCGGTATCAATGCTTATCATGATAATAATCCGGCGGCGGTGTTCGATACGCTGCTGGCGATATCGTCAAATTGCTGAGACAGATCCCCAAACATCTCTTTTAGTGATTCATCGGTACGTTTTAAGCTAAGCGTAAATTCAATTTTACGGGCTGACCCGTCGCTGAAAAAAATACTTTTAGTGCGTTCTAGGCTCTCAATGACAAACATGCCATGGATCGCGCCGTTCCCTTCAATCAGTGACCAGGCCTTGCCGGTTTCTGCCATCAGTTGCAAGGCCATTAATGAAAGCTTGCCGCCGGTCAGCTCTGGATACAACACACCGGATAAGGTAATGGATTCTTCATCTGGCCCTAAAAATTGACTGGATGAGCGGAGACCAAAACGGGCATTTGACGGATGCCGCCACGCCATCTGATGTTGAAAATCTTGATAGGGGGTGGTTTGCCGCATAAAGACAAACATCCCCAGTGCCATCATCATGTTATTGCTCCTTAGTCGTCATGGTCTTGATAACTGCGGTTTGATTTGCTCTGTTCCCTGCGGTTGTGGGCGGCCAGTTGGCGGGCCACCTCGCGGGCAATATCCTGCGCATCCTGCTGCGGCGTCGGGTAAATATTGATAACTGGCGCAGCATGGCTGGTTTGATTTTGCTGATGATTATTTGTCTGACCGTTGCTACTGCGGTACTGTGCCGCCGGTAAACTGTAAGGATGGAGCGGCGCGGCGCTGGCCGGGTAGCCACTGAATAGCATGGAAGCCGCAACCGCCATGGCGGCGGTGTTGCGGCGGCTGGTGACCTGCGCCGGGCCGTTGATGATTTCCGGGCCATATTCACCTACCACACCAAATTTCCCCAGCGGGATGGTGCCGCCGTTATCATATGCCCCGGTATATTTACTTTCGATATAGGTGCTTTTTGTTTGCGCTGGCTTCCACGCCACGCCGTAGTTACCCGGGCCCGCGGCAGTGGCTGGGTTTGCCTGCGCCAGTGCCTGGGTTTTATCAGAGCGTTGCTTTACTTCATCCAGTTTTTCAAGTACCCATTTAATGGATGAGATCAACGCATTTATCGGTATCATGGCCAGTCCAATACCGTCAGCCAAAAACTGACCAAAGGCCTTACCGGCATTAGCGGCGCGGTTTAAATCGGCCGTGGTTGATTGCACCGGTTCCAGTAACTTTTTAAACCAGTTCCACACGTTTTTGACTGCATCACCAATCCAGTCAAACACCGGCCCCAGCGGTTTAAGCGCCTCTTTAATCGGTGCGGCAGCCTGCATAAAGCCCTCTACCACACCCCCAAGGAACGCTTTAATCGGTTGCCAGTACTTGTAAATCAATAAGCCAGCACCCACGATAGCCGCGGCAATTAACCCAATCGGGCTGATCAGGATACCCAACATGCTACCCAGGCCACCGAGCGCGAAACGCAGGAACCTAAGCGGAGATTTAGCCAGCCAGCCAATACCATTACCGAGTAACGTAAAGCCACTGACGGCCGATTTCACTGGCGAGCGGGCCACGTTCACCAGACCTTGACCCAACCCTTTTAAACTGGCGATGGCTGAGCGGCCGCCCTGTTGAGACATCACGAGCAGTGAGCGACTAAAGTTGCCAATTTGCGCACCTGTAATGGGGGTGATACTTGCCAGTCGAAACAGACTCAACGACAAGCGCGGCAATAAGCGGATCCCCAGCACTGAGGTAGTGAAACGGAGCAGGGCGAAGGGGCCTAAAATACCCACGGCAGCAATCGCCAGCGCCCCGAATGCGGCGGTTGCAATGGCGACAACGGTACCCACTTTTACAATCGCAGTACTCACGCCGGGATGGGCCTTAAGGAATTCAGCCACGCCGTGCATAAATTCACTGATGCCTTTTGCCGCCGAACGTAACCAGTCGTTATTCTTCTCAAATAACTCAACACTGATATTCTCCATGGCGGCATGGAGAATGGTCATATCGCCCTTCATATTGTCCAGCTTTATAGCCGCAACACGAGCCGCTTCGCCGTCATATTCGCCGGGCTTACCGCGCATTTTTTCCAGTGAACCATTACTGGCTGCGTTCATCAGTACGCCAAAGCCGGTAACGGCATATTGGCCAGCAATGCTTTTATAGATTGCACCGCGCTTAACGTTACCCATCTTTCCGGTTTTTTCATTGATATCTTTGAGGATATCAACCAGGTCACGCATATTGCCGTCTTTATCGGCAGTTTTGACGCCCAAATCCTTCACGGTTTTAGAGCCACCGATGCGGCTCAAGATACTGCGCATAGCCGTACCGGCCTGACTACCTTGAATACCCGCACTCCCCAGCATGGCGGTAGAAGCGGCGACGGTTTCAAAACTCTGACCGTATTCGCGACCCACACCTGCAGAGTACTTAAGCGATTCACCCAGCATCGGGATATCGACATTATTCCGGATGAAGAGTGCTGTTAGCACATCGGCAACGTGATCCATTTTCTCCGCCGGAATACGCATCGCGGTTTGAATATTGGAAGCAATATCGGCGGTGATACCGAGATCGATATCACCCGCCGCTGCCAGATTCACCAGGCCGGGCATCGCCCCGACAACCTGTTTAGGGCTATAGCCAGTGCGGCCAAGATAATACTGACCCTGCGCAACTTCCAAATCGGTAAATTTGGATGAGAGCGGAAGGGTGCGTGCCTGCTGGCGCATGGCTTGCATGTCGGGAGAATTCTTATCTGCAATGCGCGTTACTGCCTGAGTTCCACTCATCATCGCGTCAAATTCATAACCCACACCCAACGTTTTGGTTATCCCCCGGCCCATGGCGCGGCCGGTAGCAAGCGAAGTATAACCCAGCCCGGCGGCTACCGCTTTGCGCTGATTGCTGGCATCAAAGCGATTGCGGGCGGCATTCAGGCGTTGCTGTTGCTGGGCTTGTTGCGCTAACCGGCGTTGTTGTGCGGCCAGCGCGGCGGTGGTGCTGGTGATGCTGGCTTTAAGGGTTCGCTGTGCTTGTCCCAGTCGATTAGTGGCAACGCCGCTATTTTGCAGGGCGGCTCGCTGGGTGTGGAGTGCGGTACGTAAGTCATTGTACTTTTGCTTGAGTTTTGCGGCCTCTTCACTGGCACGCTTAAACTCTCTCGCCTGCTTAGTTGTGGGCGCTGCGCTGTTTTTTAATTCAGTGGCGAGTTGACGCGCTTTATCGCGGGCGGCAGTCAACGCCTGTGCGGCACCATTAACAGCGGCTTTATTCTGACGAAAACCCTCAATTTTGGCTGCCTGGCCATTGAGTTGCTTAAGCTGGTCTTTCGTCGTTTTGATGGATGCAGCCAGCGTTTTATTGCTGGCCAACATAGATTTAAATGGCCGGGTGATTTTATCTATGGCACTTAAGGAAACCCGCAAACGGAGGTTCTTATCACTCATCACTGCCCCCGCCGCGGATAATGGCTTTATGTCGCCACTCTAAAAGTTCACCTAAGGACATCTCTTCGGTAGCGGAGGGCGGCCAGTGAAAGGTTATCGCAATATCCGCTATCAAATCGTCAACGGTTAAGCTGTCAGGAAATCTGACCGCACCGAGTTCGGCAAGAAAAAAAGCGCCAGTGCCTGCGATAACGCGTAAATATCGGCTGGTTCTAAATTGTTGATTTCTGGCACGGTCAGGTTAGGGGTGGTGACGCGGGGCAGCACACGGATCAACGCATCAACATCGGTATCAAGCAGTGCCTGCAATTTGGCACCGCGCAATGCGCCGGTATTGGGTTTATTGACCGTGATCTGCGTGATTGTTGTATTACCTCGCATGATCGGCGCATCTAATGTGACTACGTTAAAGGCATCAGCGGAAGTCTCGACAGGCACGGACGGTAATGCATCTACAGTGGTTATCTTGCTCATAATGGTTACCAATAAATAAGGGGTAAAGGCGCGGAGTTATCCGCACCGTGATATTACAGGCCGATGTTGCGGCGGTGGGCTTCCAGCATATCGACGCCGCTGACCATTTCGACCATGTTCACAATGTCGATCTCGATCAGCACTTCGCCATCCCATGTCAATTTGTAGTAAGTACATTTTGTGGAGATTTTTGTGGTGCTGTTATCGCCTTGTTTGCTGTCACCGCCGTCGATCTCCTCATGACGACCACGGAGGACAATTTCTACCGCGTGGGTTTCGCCGGTATCGTCGCGCTGATAGGAGCCAGCAAAACGCAGTAACACGCCATCGACTTTGGTCACGCCCCATTGCTTGTAGATCTCGGACTCAATACCGCCCAGCGTCCAGTCAACGTCCAGCGCCCCATCAGCCAGCCCCAAATCGACCTTGGCGCTGCCATTCATCCCGCCCCCGCGAAAGTCTTCAAATTTGCGGTTTAATTTTGGCAAGGTGATGGATTCAACCACCCCCTGATAGCTGTTCCCGTCATTGAACACATTGAGGAACTTAAGCTTGCGTGGTAATGCCATAGTTACGCTCCTTAGCTGTTAACGGCGGCGGCGAAATTAGCCAGATAACGATCAGTAATGCGTTGACGCAGGGTTAAATCTTCCAGCGGCGGCACCGGCGTATAGTCGTAATCAATAAACAGGCGGCCAGCCTTTAGTGTGTCTTTATCGTTTACGCTGTCGTCGTACCAGCAGTCACCATCAATCAGATAACCCAATGATTTCAGCTCGCGCATTTTGGCGCGAATACCCTCAATAATGTCTTTTGCCAGTGACGGGGTAAGCGGCTTATCGTTAGCCCACATATGGGCCTCGGCCAGGGTGTCAGCCAGTACCTGTGCGGTGCGGGTGTAGTTCTCAAAGGCAAATAACGGATCGTCAGAACAAGAACGGGAACCCCAAAAACGGTAACCATCTTTGCGGATCAGCGTGGTGACGTCTTTGCTGTTAAGTAAATTGGCATCGGTGGCGCTGTTTTGCAGATCCCAAAACACATCCGCACTGATACCGGTGACGCCATTCACCCCGACGTTAGACAGCGTTTTATGCCAGCCAACATCATTATCAATCTTGGCGCGCAAGCCGAGGGCGCGAGCCGTGGCGTAAGCGGTGGTTTCGGCGTTGGTGACCGTGTCCCAACTGAGGAAATCGGGCCAAATCACCATCGCTTCGCGCTGACTGAAATTATCGCGGTAGATAATGGCCTCTTCTTTGGTTTTGCAACCATAGGCGCTGATGTAGGCAAAGGCACGTAGGCTCTGAGCGATGGAAAGTAGCTCAGTGGATACCGCCAGAGTGTCATGACCGGGCACCCCTAAAATACGGGGCTTGACGTCAAACTTACCCTGTGCCGCTAACAGCGCTTTCATGCCGGTATAACGGCCATCCGGTGTTATTCCGCCAATAATATTGGACGTGGTTTCAGCTTCGGTTTCACCCTGCGCCACCCGGACAACGACGGTCAGTGGTTTGGTTTGGTCGCTGATAGCATCCAGTGAATGGGCTAATGTGCCGGTTTCACCGGCCTTGCCGCTGGCGGCCAGCACATCGGTGAGTAATACCGGGGTATTGAGTGGGAACAGAGTGGGGTCAGCATCATCGGAAGTACAGACCATCCCGACTACCGCCGTACTGACAGTGCGGATCGGGCGAGTGCCTTCGCTAATTTCAATGACGCGCACACCGTGGTGGTAATCGGTTGCAGACATGCGGTTTTCTCCGGTTAAGCGTTCATTCGCTATGATGCCGGATTACTGCGCGCGGGGCAGGTGATGAGGATTGTGTGAGGGGTGGCACAACAGAGAAACAGAAAACCCCGGCTGGCGGGGTTGTTGGGCAGGGCTATACGACTGGCGGCCAGTCGGGAACAATATAGCCCTGATTGACCGCTTCAATCAAAAGCCATTGCGGCAGTTCCGGCAACTCAACCTGTGGCCAGTTTTCCACCGTGGGCCATGCGCGATAGGCGGCGCGGGTATCTACAATGTCAATAATTTTGACTATGTAAGTTTTGCAGCCAACATATCAATAGAATAAGGATGATAATGAAAATTAACATATTAGATGATGATGGTTTTTATATTGAAGATCACATTGAAGGATATTTACCCAAAAACTGGACCTCAGATTTAGTTAGTGATGGCTATTACAAAGCGCAATATCAAAACGCAGATATAGACCCAGACGCAGGAGAATGGACATGTGGGCAGTGGGTAGAGACTAGCGGACCTTCAGCTACAGACATTGCAGATCAGAAAGCGGAATTTGTTGCTCAAGCGAAACTCAAAAAATCAAAGCTGATAAGTGATGCAAGCGATAGAATAGAGATTCTAAAAGACCGGATTGAGGCGGGGCAAGATAGAGCAGCAGAGTTGAAATTATGGAAGTCATATCGTATAACGCTTGATGATATTGATGTGAGTACAGCGCCGGATATCATGTGGCCCGTTTCTCCCGACAACATAAAATTGCCGGTGGTTTTAACCAAAGCAAAACTGGGCAATTAAGCCCAGCCTATTTCAGTCATACAACCAGCGACCAGCCTTGGCGGACTCAATAAGCATCCCTATGGTGAAATCTGGAACAGGTATGGGCGCTGTTTTTTTGAATGGATTCCATGAGAAAGGTTCATCTGGATAATAGATTTTAATATTAAACTTATCTTTTGGGATATTGAATGTTGAAAAAAAATCATTCATGAGTTCCTCAGCTTCTTCTTCCTCCATACGAAGATCAGTATCAAGGTCCGTTTCTGGCGTTAATACTGGCTGCTTACTCTTAAACAGATAAGCGCCATCATGGCGCCTAACAAGTTCATAAATACACTGTTCAATACTATTTACCATATTTTGTCGTTACCCCTGGCTATAGTGTTGTAATCACGTATTGCTCTATAAGTGATTTCTGATACGTCAGCAGCAATAATGATAAGGCCAAGCAGGGGAATAGAACGACCTACAAATGTTCCAATATTAGAGACCATCCTCCGCTTTGCTGTCCAAGGTGTATACCCACCTATCCATGTAGGTAATTGAATACCAAAGGGGAATTGTGATTTCTTAAATACGCCTCTTGCTGCTTTGGAGGCATATGAAGTGCCCTTCATTGCACTTATAGGCTTAGGTCGAGTGGGAAGATTATTTCTACCTGACAAGATCGCGGCTGCAGCACCAAAATCAGCCATGCCTAAACCAAATTGATCTACAGTTTTTTCAAAAAAAATCATAAATAGCAATCCGCTGGCGGTTAAATTTGAACGACCTGCATAAAAGTACGTCCCGCCCAGCTCTTCAACTGTATCCATAGTACATCCTTGTTATCGTGTTAATTATTGCTTAAAGCCCATTTGCTCTTCATCAGCATATATTGTTACCTCACATAATTAAACTAGAGTGGCAAGAGATTCAGACAATCCTCAAATGTATTTAATTTCTCATTACGTTGATATCAGAGAATTAACGCGCTAAATTACCCAAAGATGCCAAGCCTCACTTTTTAGTGGGGCTTTTTTTATGCCCGCCGGAAATCACTCACTATGTCTGCTATCGATATCACAACAATGCGCGGCGAAATGCCACGGGCGGTTGCACATCTATTGCCTGAGCAAGCGGCGACCATTGCTAAAAACTGCCATTTTCGCCACGGCGTTATTACACCGGTTATGGCGGATATTGATGGTGGGAAAACATTTAAGTTGAAGCCAACGACTATTTTCCGTACCCGCTGCACACCTTCAACATGCAGCGCAGCATAAATAGCCGACAGACGAATATCACGCCCTAAGCGGCGCTGGGTGCTGATATAGCTTTGTAATCGGGCTTCGGCTGCGGCGCGGATTGGCTCAGCTTCCGGCCCCGGATAAAAATAGAGCGTGGCGTCAATCTGATACTCCACGATGGTGGCAGAATTGACGGTTAAGCGGTCAGCTACCGGGCGCACGTTCTCATCGTTTAGCGCCGAGAAAACCTTATCCAATAAATACTGTGCCGCGGTACCATTTCCCTCACGTGAAAGCACGGTGACGGTAACGCAAGCGGGGGATGGGCTAATCGCGGAGGCGTCAGCAATCCGGCCATCGGCACTGCGGGCATGATACTCATACGCACCGGTTGGCCCGGCGACGCTCAAGCCCTCAAAGGCTTGCGGGATGCGTACCCGAAAATCGTCGTCAGACTCCATCACGGCGGCAGTGGGTGGGATGGCGTCTGGATTGGCTGCGGTGATGGTCAGTCGCTCAATGCCATTGTTTGCGCCGAGGTGGTCCAAATCACTGCCATTTGCGTAGGCCACCATCACCGCTTGCGCCCCTTCATTCACTCGCTGGCGTAACAGCAGCTCGCGGTAAGCGGTTTCTTGCAATAACTTCACGATGGGTTCAGATTCAAATGACAGCGTTAATCTCACCGCGGCTTGCTGCTCGGACGGATATAAGGCAATAAAATCTTCTTTACGCAATGCAAGCAGGCTTTCAAAATCCAGTGATTCAATCACCTGCGGTGCCGGTAACTGACTTAAGTCGATGGTCGGCATTATTGACCTCCTATTAGCACAGCCAAACTCAACCGGCTGTCGCTGTCGGTGCGGCTACCGGTTAAATCAACAATCATCTTGCCGTTGCTCAGCGTGGTAATACTGATGGCATTCAGCGTAACGCGCGGCTCCCAACGCATCACAGCGCCATAAACAGCGGCCATCATTTTTAGACGTAAGGCGGGATTTTGCGGCTGGTCGATCAAGGTTGATAACAGTGAGCCATAATCGCGGCGCATCACCCGTGTGCCTTGTGGTGTGGCCAGAATGTCACTGATTGACTGGCGAATATGATCAATATCGTCGATGTTCAAGCCGCTGTTGCGGTTCATGCCGCTATATTTATAGGTTGTCATTTTGTCCCTGTCGTATCAGCGCCACCGCGCTCAACACCGCCGTGGCTGTGGTTATCAACGATCACGCCATTAGATGAAAACTGACCGCCGGAATGCCTGATGTCGCCGCTCATCTGGCCGCCGCTTTTCACATTTAAGGTGGCTGTCGTCAGGTTGTTGGTGCATTCCACTTCGGGTGTGTCCAGTGTGATTTTGACCGAGGCGGTACAGGTAATGTTGGGGGCGGTAGCATGGATCGATTCGCCAGCCTCAATCACCGCCGTTGCTATTCCGGTTACGGCCAGGTGACTGGTTTCCGGCTCGTACTCAAAACGGGCACCATCAGGGAAGGTGATCACGATAGCGTCGGCGGATTGTGACGGGGCGGGATTGGCATCAGAGAAAACAGCGGGCAGCACAAAACCGGTGGTGAGTTCACCGCCGATACTGATCACCATAACTTGCTCACCCGGCGATGGCGCAGACCAAAAACGCACCCGCCCGGCGCGCAGGGTTAACCAATTAAGCCAATCGGTTTCCAGGTTGCCCATTTTGACCCGGCATAATCCGTTAGCAAGATCGACGTCTGAGACGATGCCAATACGAATAATGTTAGCCAACAGGCGTTTAAGGCCAGCAATAAGGATATTCATGCGGCCAGTTTGCCGCCTACGGGCGCGCGGGGCATGTGATGGGCTTTGTGTGAGGGATGGCACAAGAAATTAATGGATTCAATAAATGTGATAGCCTTTATTTACAGCCTAAAAGGTTAATAAAGGGGTAAGCAATCGTGCGTTCTGTAATTCGGCAGGTGAAAATAATGATTAAATCCTGTAATGTCTAATGGTTACACTATTTAAATTATTAAAAGGATTTTTAAAATGGCCAACTCTATTTATTTAACGTTGCAAGGTGCGAAACAAGGTTTAATATCCGCTGGCTGCGGTTCATTAGATTCTATTGGCAATAAGTCGCAATCAACACATCAGGATCAAATCTTCATTTATGCATTGCAACATATGATATCTCGTGCTCAAAACTCCCATCATCATCCAATAGTTTTTAGAAAACCCATTGATAAATCATCGCCTTTGCTGGGTATCTCTATCTCTGAAAATGAAAGTCTTGAGTGTCTTTTCGATTTTTATCGAACGAACAGTGAGGGTTCTCAGGAGAAGTATTACACTATTAAACTGACTAATGCAGCACTGACTAATATCCATATAGATTATCCTCATTCATTGACTCATGCCGGCATGCAACCGGAAGAGCATGTATCAGTTCGTTATGAAAGTATTATCTGGCAGCACCATGTCGCTGGAACATCAGGTTATAGCATTTGGAATGACCGCGTTTTATAAGGATTATCTTATGAATGAGATTAATGCTATATCCACCAAAATAATAGACTCTTTTGAGCCTAAAAGTACTTCTGGCAGTATACTCTCTGGAATAATGTCAGTTCCGGAAGATATGTATTATCTGGCATATGGATTTCTGGATACCGAACATAGAAGCGAAAACGCTAATGATTATTATCGACTAGCGACCTTCATAAAAGAGGGTGATATCGACAGTGCGATAGTGAATTTGGTAGAGGCTATTGCCAGAGATTTTATTGAGAGGCTTCCAGAGGATAAGAAAGACGCGTTGTTAAATAGTATCTATGCGAAAACTGGTGCGCGTTTTGCTACCACAACAACGCTCATGTATTTGTTAACTTCGCAGATGAATAGTTCAATAGCGAGATACCCTAAGTTAAAAGCGTCTTTGAGAATTCTTCGTGGTGCGGCAATTAATTCAATATTGACTATCGGTGCATTGGCTCACCGTTCAGCTTATGATTCCAGAGAGTTGAGAGAGAAAAACCCAAGGTTGTATTGGCGGTTACGTTCTATGGGTGATCTGGATATATTGTATTTTTTAATCAAAGATCATGTGTCTGGCTACGTTGATGCGAGCAGTATACAAGAGCAGGGGCGAGATGAAGATTACAGGAGGGTTATAGATAATGTCATCAACCAGCTCAATAGTTAAAAAAATCATAGTCGGTTTTTTATATTATCTTTCTTACATGGTGGCTAATGCTATTGCGTTAGTTGCGTTAATATTAATGGTCGCATCATTTTTCTATTTTGATCGTTGGTACATTGCCATATTAGCTTGTATCGGTATTTTTGGCGTTTACCATTTTATATTGTATCTGTTCCCGCAAAAGCCAGATTAATGGCTACTTAGCAAGCCACTCCAACGCCAGATCCCCAATCCACTCACTATCGCCGTCAGTGAAGCCTAACAACTGGCGGCGTTCGTATTTCACTGTTGGCCCGTTCTTTGTGACTTTATCCCGCAAACCGTAATGATGGACTCTAACCATATTATTGATCTTGCCGCTGAACGTAACAGCGGCCTCGTCGGTGCTGGATTCGGTTTTGATAAAACGGGCGGTGCGCAGTTTGGTAAACATCTTGCGTTTGATGCGGCCTTGCTTATCGCGGCGCTTTTTCTTACGCGGAACAAAGGGTGAGCCATCCGGGTTCTGTTGCGCCTGAATGTGCTTTTGTTGGCGTCGGCGTAGCTCTTTAGCGACCTGACGCATAAACGCGCCGCGCGCCTGTGGGGCCAATTGTGCCAATAATGTCTGATCTTGTCGTGGATCACAAAATCAGGACACCTTCGTAGCCTTTTTCCACTGATCTTCGTATTCACAGGGCGGTAATCCACCATTGTGCCGATGGGGGCGTACTGTCGGGAACGCCTTACGTTTATTTATTGCTAAGTGGGTCACATTGTTCAGTGACATTGGAAGGATCACCGACGAAGGTATTTAAACAATATGCTTATTTTTTTGATTATTAATACATAATACTGAATTATCTCATTAGAAAAGGGAATTCATTAAATGATTTATAGCAAGCAATCTGCTGATGCTGTACTAAATAACTGCGCCGAATAGTAGATCACTGAGGGAACTCAATCCGGTTTAAGCGATCTG